CCATCCGATTAAATCAGAACTACCAACGCAAAGCCCAAAAGTTATTTGCCGCGGTTCGGTTATTATAGGGCGGCTGTTAATTACCGCCCTTTTACCCTGAAATGCTGTTCCTGTATTGTTACGAAATAAAATGCCGTGTTTGCTGTGTTTAGCTTGAAGGGCCTTGTATAGGTCTTGTTCTTTCATAATTTGTTTAGTTCATCATTTAATCGTCTGATAAAATTTTCATTGCCATCATCGCCAGCTAAAAACCAATCAACACGATGAGCATAAACATAAGCCTTTTTTAGGCATTCAATAGCATCTTGCAAATGTTTTAAAACTTGCTGTTCAAATATAGGGTTTTCGCCGCCCCATTCTGTTTTTTTGCCTTGTTCTTCTATATGCAGTTCTATTGTTTCGTAAATATCACGAATATTATGCTGCATGTAGGAAAATGTACCTCCGCTCATGATTTTTTTGATTTAGGTGAACAGCCAAGCCAAAAACTAAATGAAAACTGTTTAAGTCTATATCCTTTAATTTTATACTTTGCCATTGTTTCGTTAAAAATATCTTGCATAACTTTATCTTCACATTCGTAATTCATAAACTTGATATCTTTTTGGCCGTGTTCGTTAAGTTCGGCATTCGCTACAAGTTCATCGAAATCTGCAGGCGGTTCGCTAACTGCATAAACGCGCCTAAAAATTTCTAAAAGTATTTCGTAATCAGTTAATTTTTTTCGAGGCATTGTTCAAATTTTTTAAGGTAATTTAATGTTGATTCGTTTTGATAGCCATTCGGGCCGCCGTTCCACATACGTGCTAATTCGCCATAAGTAGGATATTTACCGTACTTTTGCGCGTACACATGGCAATTGATACCCATAACCGCCCAAAACACGCGCTCAGCTTTTACCGAATCAAACATGTCTTTGTGCTGGTAATTTAGCAAGTCTTTAAGGCCCGACCCGGTAACACAAACATCGTGAATCTGATACCTACCAAAAGCCCTGCCGCTGTCACCTATTAAGCTGTCGGTATTTAGCGTTTCAATGTGCCCGATGGCGTTTATAAAATCTGAATCAGTATCGCATGTGTCGCGCGTTATGTAAATGGTTTTTACGATAACTTCTGGTTCGGGTTTACTACCAGCGTAAATAACAGCAGCTATAAGTGCTGTAAATAAAATTATGTCTTTAAGCATTAGAATAATGTTAGTTGATTGTTTGTAAAAATAATTTCTTTTTCAGGAACTAAAAACTGTTTGTAACCAAAATCAACACTATACCAAGTTATAGTTTTAGTTTTGTTTTGAAAACCTATGTACCTTATAATTCCTTCTATGATCTGACCATCATAGTCTTTGTATAAAACCGTTTTACCTATCATGTTAATTGTTTTTTATCAACTGGTATAAATCCGGTACCTGCACCTTCATTACCCATCATTTTTAAAAAATCAATTTCTACTTTTGCTGAATGTATAATTGTATCTGCAAGTTTTGATATTGCCTTAGCTTTTGCAGTTTCTTTTTCAACATCAGATTCATCATCCATTAGCTTTTCGATTTGTTCAAATAGCAAGTTTCTAAGGTCTTCAATTTTGTTTCGTGCCATACTTTTTTATTGCTTTTTTAAGTTTTTTTAATGTTCTAATTGCTTGTTGTAATTCTTTTGGATGCCTATGTATTGTGTTTAATAACATGTTTTCAGCATGTGTAATAAGCATCAAATTATTTATATCATATTTATCTAAAAATGGATTTTTAACCCTTACTACATGACCTTTAGGTATTTTACCATGTACTGATTCCCAAATCAATATTTCTTTTCTTATCCATTGTTTGTCTGCTACCTTAATAAGTAAAAACATATCTTTACCATCAATTCTTGTATCACCAACTTTTCTTGTATTGTGCGGTTTATTGCCTTTTTTAAAACTTGTAGCATTTGCACCCATAAAACCTTTTACACCTTTATTCCATGGCTTATTACCTTTTTGAAAACGTGATGAAGTGTTTTTACTTATGTTTTTAATATCCTGTAATCTGCGCTTTTCTTCATATTCAGGTGATTTTTTTAACTTATTTAAATATGCTTGGTTGTAAATTGCACCTGATGTTTTATTAAGCATCTGCATAAGTTCGTGAATATTTGAATCTGAATAGTGCTGTTTTAATAGTTCGATTTCATGCGGTTTCCATTTCATAAATAGTTCTTTTTACTTCTTAAAAAATTATTCCATGCCCTTTTGGCTGCTGCTTTTAAATCATTTTGATTCGTAGCATCTAAGTTATACTTTTTATTTATCCAGTCTATACTGCCATTTTCTTTTAAAATACGGCTTTCGAAAATATAATAAACCCAATTGTCTTTGTGGCCGCGTTTGTTTTTCAATTCCCATAAATCAGATAGTGTTCTACTTTTGCCTTGTTCGCTTTTTTTTGTTAAAGGTAAAATAATATAATCTTGTTTGTATTTACCGTATAGATTTACATCAAAAAATAAACGCAGCTTTTTTAAAACTAAATTAATAGTGAGATTTTCAAATTCTTTTTCATTTATTGCATCGTCTTCTGTTATATACTTATTGAAATTTATAATTAAATCTTCAGCAGTATATCTTTCATTTTCTTTAAAAAACTTTGACATTAAAACAGGAATTTCAACTATTGATTTTTTCGCTTTCAATAGTTCATCCAAGGTAGTTTCATCTTTTACAGCAACGCCTGCAACTTGTTCTATTTCGCTAACCTTTACAGGTTCAACAAAACCGCAGTAAGGACATTTTAAGTGTATTTTTTCATAAGTCCTAAAACATTCTGTACAGTCTTTGTATTCATTATCAATCTGTTCATCGGTATCTTTTCGTTTTCGCTTTTGTACGCCTTCCAATGTCCATTCACGTGTCATCAATGGATGCCCATGTAGTTTTTGATTTCCAACGTGATCAAGTATTAAACATCTGTCTTTGCCTTCCATCGGTCTTAATCCACGGCCAACAATCTGAAGATATAAACTAAGTGACATAGTGCGGCGTAACATTCCAACAACTGATACTGCTGGTATATCTGTGCCTTCGCTTATAAGGTCGCAAAAAGTTAATATCTGAATATCGCGATTCGCGAATTGCGATATAATTTCTTTAACCTCGCTTTCATCTAAGTTTCCATTTATAGAAACTGCTTTAAAACCAGCTTCATTGAATGCCGCTGCAACGTTATCAGCATGCTTAATATTTACGCAGCTATAAATAGCAGGTTCACCCGGTGCCAAACGCTTATACTCTTCAACTGCATTTCCTGTTATAGCTGGTTTATCCATTTCTTTAAACAAGTCATCCGCTTTGTATTCGCCGTTTTTATCCTTTTTAATCTTAGTAAAATCCGCCAATGGTTTGAAGTTGTAATATTCAGGCATCACTAAGTTACCCATTTTAACCAACTCAGCAGGTAAAGGCCCTAATACTAAATCAGAAAACACATCGCCTAAGCCTTGCCCATCCCCGCGCCACGGGGTAGCAGTAACACCTAAAACATAAACAGAATCTTTGTAGAAATCTAAAATGTCCTTCCATGTGCCAGCATTGGCGTGGTGCGCTTCATCAATTATTAGTAGGTCAGGTTGCGGTACTTCATTAAGCCTATTTTTTAAACTTTGAACGCTGCAAACTTGCGCTGGTAAATAATACTGCTTTGGCCTGTTGCCTGCTATAAAACCGTGTCTTAGACCGTATCTTTTGCAACGTTCAGAAATTTGATTAACAAGGTTTTTTTTATGCACTAAGAAATAAACGCGTTTACCTTTGCTAACTGCTTCCATTGCCATATAAATAAACGTTTCAGTTTTTCCGCCGCCCGTTGGTAACACAAATAAGACTTTTTTGTTACCGCTTTTATAACTCTCTCTTATGTCGCTTACGCTTTTCGATTGATATGGCCGTAGCTGTATTGTGTTCATTTTCAATTTGGTTTAAAGCATTCATAAGTTTAAAATAGATAATCAATGTTTGCGGTTCAACCTTAGACCAGTATTCGACAGTTTGCCGCCCAACTTCTGCGCGCCTGCAAAGTTCCGAAATACTGATGCCTAAAATATCGCATCGAATAGATAGCTGTTCAAATGTTTTCATAAAATTTTTTTAATTTTTCGTTCAATTGTGTTGCAAAGTTAAAAAACCTTTTTAAATTTGTGCTATTATTTAATAAAATATTTTTAAAATTTATGACAAACCAAGAGTATCACCGTAAAACTGAGTACATCAGTAAATCACTTTTAGACTTAGTACATAAGTCACCCGCGCATTATAAAGCCTATATAGAAGGCGAAAAACAAGCGCCAACTTCAGCTATGAACTTAGGTAGTTTAGTGCATAGCGTTGTATTTAATCAAGATAATTACGCCGTTATGCCAGAATGCGACCGCCGCACTAAAGAAGGTAAATTGATTTATGAATCTTTTATGGCTTTATGTGAAGGCAAAGAATTATTTGTATCGCATAAAGATTACGAATTAGCCCTAAACATTAGAAACGCTGTTTTAGCACATCCGAAGGCTGCTATACTTTTAGAACAGGGCCAAGCGGAATTGCCTATATTCGGTAAAATTGCAGACCTTGACGCTAAATGCAAAGTTGATTTTCTTAATACAAAGTATAACGTTTGTATAGACCTTAAAACAACAACTAATTCAGCGCCCGGTGAATTTGCTAAATCTGTTTGGAATTATCGCTATCACGTGCAAGCCGCGTTCTACATGGACCTAACAAAGGCCGAAAGGTTTATATTTATAGCTGTTGAAAAAGAAGCGCCGTTTAATGTAGAACTTTATGAACTTGATCCCGAAGCTATCGAACGCGGGCGCCAAGAATATTTAGCAGATATCGAAACGCTTAAAAAATGCAAGGAAACTAATAATTTTCACGGCTATACAACTGATAACAAAATACATATTCTTTCATTGCCTAACTGGGCTAAATAATTTCAAACCATGACACAACTCACAAAACTTCCAACACTTCAGGACCTATTAGTAGAAAATGAAGACAGCCTAAAGCAAAATGCGCTTACTGTATTATTGAACCAAGATCCACCCGCAAAGTGGTTAGTTCAGCACCCAATGATTCGCGATTACAGATATATTCCTATTGAAAAAATAGAATATTTGTTAACACGTATTTTTGGCAATTTTAACGTTGAAATTCGCAACACACAGATAGTAGCAAATTCAGTAGTAGTTACTGTAAGGCTGCATGTAATAAACCCTATAAACGGCCAAGCGATGTGGCAAGACGGCATAGGCGCGGCACCAATACAAACTGACAAAGGTGCAGGCGCAACAGATTGGAACGCCGTTAAAACCGATGGCGTGCAAAAAGCTGCACCCGCCGCCGAAACTTACGCCGTTAAAGATGCCGCTGAAAAGTTTGGTAAAATATTTGGCCGCGATGTTAGCCGCAAAGGTTCGATGAATTATACTGATTTGCTGAAAAAATCAGCGTTTAATGATGAATTAGAAAAATAAAAGTGTTATATTTGTGAACGTTCTGCAACCACAAAAAGAACTAAAAGATATTTAAAGCCCTGAATGATATAGGTCGTGGTTGCCCTATTGATTTCGGGGCTTAGTTTTTTAAAAAATATGTTATGGAACTTAAAATTAAAGAAGAATTTAAAAAGCTGATTCCACCGCTAACGCCCGATGAATACAAACAGCTTGAAACAAATTGCATTGAAGAAGGTATTCGCGATGCTATTATTACTTGGAATGGTTATATTATTGATGGGCACAATAGGTATAAGATAGCACAGGATTGGTGTTTAGTGTTTAAATTAGAACCTAAAGAATTTAAGTCTGAACAAGATGTTAAAGTTTGGATGATATTAAACCAATTTGGAAGGCGTAATATAGGAAATTACACACGTGCAAAATTAGCTTTAGAACTTGAAGATATTTTTAAAGAAAAGGCTAAAGAAAATTTGAGTAAAGCAGGTTCAAGTTATTCCCCCAAGAAAGGTTTTCAGACATCTGAAAAGGTTACTAATTTATTTAATGAAGAAAAGCCTATTAAAAAAATTGAAATTGAAAAAGTTAATTCTGTAAAAGAAGTTGCTAAGGTTGCTAACTTATCACACGACACAATAGCAAAAGTTAAAAAAATTGAACAAAAGGCAGCACCTGAAATTAAAGAAAAACTTTCAACAGGCGAACTTTCAATTAACCAAGTTTATCAAGATATAAAAAAAGAAGAAAAGAAAGAAGAACTAAAA